TTAGTACTTGTAAGAGCGACTCTTCCAAGTTCTGTTTCTACAGCAGTGTCGCTGGCAGCCGGGTTAGTTGTACCCGAACCAATAGCCATATGTGACATAACTGTTGCTGAGGCGTCTTTCATACGTGAAGCAACATAGCCTTTACCTGCGGTAACAACTATATTGTCAACTTCTCGTACGATTTCACCATTTAGGGCTATTGCTAATTTACCCTTTAAGTTTAAACCATCATTTATCATGCGTTTGCTCCATTAATTTAATACACTAGTGTTGAGCGCTGCAGTATTTAGTACGCTGGAAGCTCCAGATACAAAGAGAATACTGAGCGATTCGGATATTGTAGCACTATCTGAAAGAGATTTGCTAGAACTTAAAGACTGGATAGCTTCACTAAGGCTTGAAGTGTCTGAAACTATAGCTCCTGAACCTACAAGACTAGCTTCTGACATAGTTAAAGTGTCGGCAATTGCTTTAGCTACAGTCAATGCAGCTTGTTCTGCTATAGATTGAGTATCACTTAAGCCAGGTTCAGTGGTTAAAGCTGGTGCATCTGAGACAGAAAATACGTTACCTTTCTGCATATTTGTATCAGTCTGCAGTTCATCACTAGCACTAGCAGTATCATCTAAAGTATAAGCATCAGATAGAGCTCTAACATAACTAACTACTTTTGCTAAAGATTCTGACACACTCAAATCACCTACGGCACTAATATTAGCTTGTCCACCCATACCTGAGTGAATACTACAATAATAATATAAAATTGAAGGAGTAGAGGCAGTTACTTGAATACGGGTGTACGCACCTGAAGATCCTGGGGAGCCATTTGTAGTAACATTAGTGGTATAGGCACTACCACCACCATGCGTACCATTAGAAGTAGTAGAAAGACGAAGTGGGTGTCCTGAATTACTAGAATGAGACTGATCAAAAGTATAAGTTGCACCTACAGTAAGCGCTACGGTTGCCTGTTGTACACCATCTATGTAGTACTTATTACCAGAATCGGTGCTAACTACTGTTACTGTAAAAGTTTGATCACTACCTGACGGACTGTCATCCACAGCTTTACCCACAGCCTTAGCTTCACTTTCTAAAATAGTTGTCGTGTCGCTTTGTACTGTTGCTAACGTTAAAGCAGTAGACTCACTGATTGTAGGTGTGTCTGCAAAAGTTCTAGAGTAAGTTACTACCTTAGAAAAACTCTCTGCTACAGATAAAGCATCGCTAACAGGTCTACTTAAACCTAGTGCTGGCGCATCGGTAAGACCTAAACTATCTGCTGCAGAAGTCGAAAAGCTTATAGCTGCTGATTCAGCTAAATTAATTACAATTGCATTAGGATGTCCAGAACCAAAAATTAAGTTTTTACTATCAGCATCTAAAAATACGTTAGCCGCATTTAAAGATACAAAACTTAAATCATAATTTAGAGCAACACGAGATAACGCTGTTGCTCGTAGCCGGACGCTGGAAAATACTGCTTTTAAGGCCATTAATCAAAGTCATCTCTTACTTTAAACTTTACTAAGTCCTGTACAGTTTGAATAGCACCAGCATTAGTGGTGTGTTCTATCTCACCTTCATAAGTACCAGCAGCTGTCCATGTGCCAGAAGGAAAAACAACAGCACAAGCTCCCGTACTTGCATTAGTTATTTGAGCGGTAATCGTACTTAAAACAGTAGTTTTACCCACTTCTCTAATACGTAACTTTACTGTTGAACCCGATAGGGTAACTGGACCCCATGTAGTGCTGTCTTCAGGGTCTAGAGTCTTACCCGAAGCTGCAGTATTACTATCTTTTAGCGTAAAATTTAACTCAGGAAGAGTATCTCCTACTACTAATTTGATTGTGTCTGAATATGCCATAGTTACCTCATTATATACTAAAATGTTCCAACGAAAGGCATGTAGTCCTTAACCTGTGCATCATTTTTTATAATATCTTCAAATCTTTGTATCGTTGGACCTAATAGTGGAGTATAAAACTCATCACCAAATCTACCAGCTTCCATCATTGGAAACAACATAGTAAATGCTCCTAAAGCACCTGAACGGTCAACAGCTTCAATTAAATATTCACTATTACTCATATTATTGTTTCTAAATTTACGTGAATCAAAAGCAAAGGCATCAGTTTTATCATTAAAATCAACTGCGCCTGTTATAGGAGAAAATAAGAATTTCATCAACTCTCTTAACTCCATACCAGCTACAGCTAAAGGTAATAAAGAAGTAGCAGCAAAGACAGCTGGCATAGCTGCAGTAGAAATTTTACCATCACGACGGAAAGTGCTTTGAGTGTTTCTTATTACACCTCCGACTATATTTTTACCGTAAGCGTAGAAAAATGATTTAAGTTGGAATACTAAGGCAAAGTAAGGGTTAGAAGCCCAAACAGGTCGCTCTGCAGCGTTTGGTCTAACAATAGACTCTTCTACAAATCTGCCAATTGCTAACTGAACTCGTTGTCCAGCTTCAGTTTCAAAATTAAAATCATCTGCTTGTACTGCTTTTACATCAGCAGCTGTCACACCTAACTCACTTAGATACTCTTGTGATTTAGCTGAGCTATCATTAGCGTGTTTAATTAAAAATTGTTTACCCATGCCCGCAGCAAAAACTCTGGTAAATTTAGTGTATTGTTCTAATAGAGTGTATTTAAAAAATTGCTGGGTATAAAACTTAGTATTTTCTGTCATGTAACCCATCTCAGCAGCGTTAATATACATGTGTGCTACTGAATCAAAAGAAACCACTCCTACGTCACGAGCAAAAGCTTCCATCTCTTTACGATTGTTAAAGTAGTTACGCATCTCAGAATTAAAAGTTTTAGAAAATAAAAACATTTCTTTTGAACGTAAAGTTGGCCCAGCTAAATCTGGTAACGAAGCTATTGCAGCAAAACTTAAATAAGTTACTGCATTTAACATCAATAAATAACTTTGCGTAGTTCTTAACCAGCCAGGCATGTCCATACCTGCTCTACCTAACATAGCTTGTACAGCTTTACGTGCGTGTGAACGTTTTTTAGGATCTTCAATTCTGTTTAGTAAAACTTCGGTTGCTTCCGCACCTTTTAACTGTTGACCAGCTTTAAATTTTTTCGGGTCTTTTGCTGCATCTTCGGCCGTAACTGTAACTTGTACAGAATCTCGATATTCTGTTTTTTTAACTACTTCACTAACGTACTTTCTAATCGCCTGGTGTGGTGGTATTAATAAATCAGGTTCACCATTGGGATCATCTCTAAGTTCAGAGTTATCGTTAATATTACTAAAAAACTCTGCTCTTTCTTTTTGCATACCAATAGATATATCTTGCAAGTTATCATTAGCTACATCTGCTACACCATCAGTGTTTTCGTTGTAACGAATCATCTTTTCAACTGCATCTTCTAAAATATTTCGATCAGTAGTAGGGTTGTTTTTTTCTAATACATCTACTAAACGAGAACGTGCGGCAGGATCATTTTCTAGTAACGCCATATCAAACTGTCTGGTAAAGAAGTTAAGACGTTTAAATTTAGCTAGCTCTGGGTCTTTGTTACTCACATAACTCCAGAAGTCATCAAAAAAATCTAAAACTGCTTGTGCTTGTGCTCTATTTTCTGGATTTTGTAATGCCGTACCAGCAGCAAGTCTCTCTGCATCACGAGTAACTTCATCTATTCTAGTTAGATCAGCATCAGTCGGTTCACTTGTTAGATTAAAGATATCGTAAAACTTATTTATATTGCTATATTGTATTAAAGGGTGTTTATTAAAAAAACCTAAAGCCTCTAGAGTTTGAGACCTAGAGTATAAAGCTCGACCTAACTCAGGAGATATTCTTCTTAAATAATTATCAGCTGGAGCAAGGATACGATAAGTGAAGTCAGTTACATCTTTTGCCATTTCTGATTCAGTTATAGTACGTAAAGTTTTTTTCATTTGCGCGCCGAACCTAGTAGCATTTTTCTTACCCACAAAACTACCAATAAGTTTTTCGGCACCAGCTACCATGTCATCAATCTGTACTGACTGTTTAACAGTAATTGGCATCTCTTCTGGTGTTAGTCCTTCACGGTACTGTCTAGTTACTCCATTTACATATTCGTTAAATTTAGGGTTAATACCAGCTCCGAATCTAGTTTGGATCTCTTGATGTAAGCTACCAAAAAATCTTCTTATCGCTTTAGCCAAACGATTAAAATAAGCTGCAACTTTTGCTTTACCAGTACGTTTTTGTCCTACAGGGTCTTTTTGATCTAGCAAATACATAGCCATTTGATCTGAATACCACTCTTCAAAACCAAACTCACTGTCGTATTGTTTTACGTTTTTCTTTGCATCATTTAAAAATTCTTTATACATAGAATCAAACAAAGGTTTATTTTGTTTTAATCTATTTATTTCTTGCTTGTATATGACATGTCCTAACTCATGCCCTAAAGTGTAGGTTAAATTTATTTGACGGCTAATGCCTTGGTTTGTAGTAACATCAAAAGCTTGTTCATTTAAGATAACTACCGAAGCATTACCAAAAGTTATAACTTTACCAAAATTGCTAGGGTTCGCTTCCATCTCAGCTTGTTTTTGTTTAATTAAATCATTTGGTGATATCTCATTGCCTCCAGCATCACGATAAGTTTTATTATCAAAACCAAAAGTTACATTATCAGTAGAAGTAATTACAAAAACTTTTTGTCTTGATTTAAAAACATTAGTAAATTTTCTACTTAAATTATTTATAAAAGCTTGTCCTGAGACAGTGTTACCAGCTGCTTGTTGTAGATCAAAAAGACTGGCGGCACGAGTAGAAGCTTGTACTCCTTCCTCTATCTGAGTAGGTCTAGGTGTAGTAGTAGTTGGTTCTGCAGCTCTAGCTGCTTGATTACGTTCAGCTTGTTCTATCTGTACTTGTCTAGCTCTATCTCTAGTAAAAGTAACAGGAGCACCTCTTCGTTCTAAAGTTTCAGTAAAACCAGTTCTAGCTTCTTCAATATTTATTCTGGTAGAAGGTAACTTTCTACTTTCTCCTTTTGCTGTTGGACCTTCGACCTCATCGGTTTGCTCCATCATTCGTTCTAACTCTGTTTGGTCTGCTATTTCTGGACTCTCATCTCCAAGCGTTGCTCTTTCTTGACCTTCGCTCTCGGTAAGAGTTTGTTCTAAAGGCACTCCAGCTCTAGTCGTTCTCTGTCTAGATAGTTGACGTCTTTCTCTCGGTGTAACTGGTACATCTCTTAGGACTTGTTCAGCACTAACAAAAACACCTCTTTCTCCACGTACTATAGGCATTCTGGTAGTGATGTCAGGACGCTCAACTGCGTCTACAACATTACCATCAACATCACGTACTTTTATAGCGTACCCATTATTTTTTAATGCTTCTAAAGTAGGCAGCAAAGAATTCATTAAAGCTTGTCGTCTGTTCTGCCCCGCGTCTAAATTTTGTTGATAGCCTTCACGTTCAAAATTTTGCACTGCCTGTTGTAATAAAGTTTGCATATTTATTTTAGGTTCACCATCTTTGAAGGTTACTTTTCTTTCACCAAAACCAAGAGTGCTAGGGGCTTCAGGATCAGTTATCTCAACTGTCCACCCAGGAGAGGCTTGATCTGGTGAACGTATAGTTTCTAATACTGCATCAGAAACAGCTTTTCTAGCTTGAAACTGAGCATTTTGATCGCCATAAGTATAAAAAGCAAAACGGTTAGCATCTTCTAAAGATTCACCAATTACTAAATCTGGATTAGCTGTTTTTAATTCAAAAAATTTACGTAAAGCAGAAGCTGACAAACTGTCAATTGGCTTTGGTCCAACCTCTGGATTCCAATAACTACGTTCTTCTGGAGTGGCTAATTGTTCAATATATCTGTTTCGTAAATCACGTAATTCTACTGCATTAGCCGAAGTGTCATTTTCATCAGGCACAAACCTACTTTTTTTATAACTACGTTCAGTTTCAGATAAACCTTGAACTGCACCAGTAGTAGGATCAGTAATAGTACCTCTAACCACTCCGGGAGGTAAAGTAAGAGCGTCCTCTGGGGATGCGGTTGTTTCAGTATCAATTCCAGTTGTTTCAGTATCAGTAGCAAGGTCTTGTTGTACTTCTAAATCATCTAAGTCGGGATCATCATCAAACATACCTTCCATGTTTCTTTCTTCTATAACTTCTTCTAAGGCTCTTGTTTCTATGCTACCGTTTGGATACTTTTGTTGTAGTTCATTACGAACTACTGCAGCCTGTGGTTCTGTAGTGTCTCTAGTAGCAATAATCGTTCCAGCTGCATTTCTAACTATGACTTTAGTATCTACTCCTGCTTCTTGAGTAAAATCTTCTTTGTCTAATAATGTAGAAGCTTGTTCATCCAAACTAGTAAAATCTTCTTTATCAAATTTAGTATCATTAGCAGCTCTTTTATTAAAAACGTTTCTAATCCCTTTTAGATTTTCAGCTGAACCTATAATTAAGCCACCACGGAAAGGCACTGCATCAAAATTTGAAATTTTAGTTAAATCTACACCCTGTGGAATTTGAGTTGCATTACGAACCCCAGGTAGGTATACAGCTTTTTTACCAAGTCCAGAATCACTGTCTGTTAACTCATTTAATTCGGCGTTTATCTCTGTGGTGTTTTTTCTCTTAACGCTTTCTCCTTCTCCGAATCGTGCGCGTTCATTTTCTATAATTGCAGCATCAACTTCTGCTTGTTCAGTGGCGGCACGAGCCGTATTTATAATTCCAGTAGCAGCGCCTCCAATTCCACCACGAGCCCCACCAGCAAAAAATCCAGCAAAAGCTGCCTCTGCTAATCTTAGTTTTGCTTCTTTTGCAGTATAGTCATCATCTATTGCAAATCTTTGCGCAATTCCAAGACCTTCTTGAGCGGTTTCTGTAAGCCCTTCTGCAACTCCTGAACCAGCGAAACCCCTACCAATATCTCGTACTAAATATGCCATTGGGTTCTTTTCGGCTTTTATATATTTAGCTATTGCTGCATTCTCTGATGCAGTTATAGGTTTTTTATTTTCTATTTTTTCAACTATCCTGTAAGCTTTTTGTTCATTTGCACTTAAAGCAGCAACCCCTTTAGTTTTAGCTCTTCTTGATAATTTAGCCAAAGGCGTTCCAGCTAAAGCTGTTTTTAATATAGCTCCGGCAAATATAACTTCCGAAGCAGTTCCAAGAATTGCTTGTGGCCCACCCAAAAGAAAAGACTGATAAGCTTCCAAAGGAGTTAGTTCCCTACCCGCTTCCTCAAATTCTGAAGCAGCTTGAGAAGAACCAATAACATATTCTTGTCCAAAAGCTCCTGCTAACCCTCCAGCTTTTGCATACTGCATATAACTGTAGCCTTCATTTAATAATACTTTTTCTTGTTTTGATAATGCAGCTGGGTTTTTTACACTTTTTTTCAATGCTTCTTTTGCAACTGTATTTAAAGCCACTTTGGAACCAGCACTTAAAGTAGCTTTAGTTAGTAAACCTGCTGCTGCTCCTGTAAAACCACTTGCTAAAGAACTAGTTGCTAGAGGTGTAAACTGACCTACAGATTTAACTACTTGAGTTAGAAAACCCCCAACTGTTGGTTCTGTTAAAAAACCCTCAAAATCTTGAATATTACTCATTAACTCAGAAGAGTAATTATCAAAACTTTCGGCTATTGCAGCATTTTTTTCAGCTTGTTTTTCATCACCGCTAACTACATTTATAAGTTGTTTAAATTTTCTAACATCGGAATCTAAACCAGCTTGACCTGATCTAACAGAATCTGCAAATACTCCCCCTAAAGTTTGACGCGTTGTATCAAATTGTATATCTCCAGAGGGACTAAACTCTTCTTGAAAAGCTCGAGCTCTTTGCCTATCACCAACGCTAGGACTTTGTTGTTGTAAAAACGCCTCTGCTAATTTTTTACGAGACATTTTTAACTCTGTGGTATGTCGTTGATATTAAGTTGTTTACCTTTTGTAAACTCTAAAGCAAACGAAGCTAAATCTCTTACAAAATCATCTCCTAATTCTCTAATAAGTGGTGTAATTTCTCTAAAGGCATTGTTTGCTTGGAAACCTATAATGTCTCCATCATTATTAGTAACAACATTAACTGGTACTTCAGTAGATAGGCTTCTCGAATCCATACCTTCAGCAAACCCAAGAGAGAATAGTTCTTGCCACCACCTAGGTTGAAGTCTTTCGCCCGCCACTTGTTTAATTACGTTTGCTCTATTATTTATATATAAACTATAAGTATAGGCATTGTTATCTCTTTCAGCCTCTATCTTTAATTGTTCATTAAGTTCTTGTAGTAGAGGTAAATTGTCATTTAAATCTTTTTCGTTATTAAGTATATCAGCGCGTAAATCTAAATATCTTTTATTAATATCACTTGCTTGGCCAGATATTTTAGTCGCATTAACATTTTGTACCATTTGATCTTCCATAGCTAAAGCATTATTTAACCCTGAAGCATTTAACATACCCATCTCTACAATGTTTGCATAAATACCATTAGTTTCAGTTAGCGTTTTGTATTGTTCTCCATCTATAGGAAGTTCAGATAGCATGGCAAAATACATCGCTCTAAACCTACTGTTACGAGGGTCAGCGGCAAACCCACCCCTAAAATCACCTCCAGTGTTTTGCAGTTCTTTTGCTAAAACTGCTGAATCTGCTTCTGATAAATTTATTTCTTTTATCAGCCTATCAACTTCAGTTTTATTACCTGCTTTTATAGCTTTATCTAAAGCATTTACCTGTGCTTGGGTAACAGTTTTATCTAACACTGCAACAGCAGCTGGAGAGAAGTCATTACCATAAAGCGCTGTAGTATTTAAAGTACCGTCAGTATTACTATACTTACTTAAAAATTCTTCTCCTGATAAATTTGTTAAATCATTAAAAACTTCTGGGCTTTTAGTAAGCTGTAAGATATTTTTGTTACTACCTAAAATTTGTTTAGCTAATTTTGCTTTATTTTCTGTTAAGTTTTTAAATTTTAAAGCTGTTAAAGACCTAACGTCTTTAGTTAAAGTATCATTTTTAAGTTTAAGTGCGTCGTCAGAATAAATCCCACCAGCAACCAAGTCTAATTTCTCCTTTATATCGTCCGCAACTTTAGTTGCGATTTTTTGTTCGGAATCTGCACGACTAGCAGCATCGCTTTCTACGTTAGCAATTATTCTTTGCATTACTTTGTCCGTGCTTTCTCCAATTCCTGCAATCTGTTTTTCAATATTTTGTACAGCTTGAGAGTTTGGGTCTTTGCTTTTTGCGTCTGCTAACCTAAGATTTAACCTCTCTAATAGTTTATTATTAAAATTTAATGTGTTTTGTGCACTTTTTCGAAACCCTGGAGAAAGACCTTTGGTTACATCCTCTATTTCTTTAGGACTTAAAAAAGTACCTGAAACGTAGTTTGTGGCAAATTCTTTAGCATTTAGTACGCTAGGGGAAGTAGGGTCTATAGTATAACCAGCATATGTAACTTTTTCAGTTTTAAGATTAGAGTCTTCAATAGGCACTACATTTAGAGAAGTGTCTACTCCTCTAGTGCCTCTTTTCGTCTCTTCGCCTTCTGTTTCCGTTTTTCCTTCTTGAGAATCCGATAAACTAGTTATAGTGTAGCCTTGGTTTTTTAAAACTTCAGCTGCACTGGTAATACCAGTTATGGTGTCGCCTCTATTTGTACCAAGAATTGCATTCAAAGCATTTTCACTAAAAGCTGCTTGATTAAAACCTCTAGTAATATCATCAATTTTACCCCCAGTGGCTTGTTGTTTAATTATTCGATCTGCCTCTATGATAGCGTCTAACTGAGCTAGAGAAATACCACCTATGCCTTCATCATTTGTTTCATTTTGACTTGCGCCAGTTGCAGTTAAGTTGTTAGTTCTTGCACTTACTCCTCCATCTTCTCCTATGACACTAGTTCGTACTTGTGGGTCTACTTTATCACTACCGTCTGTATCAGTGTATAAAGTTTGAAGAGTGCTTTGTAAATCAAATCTTTTAGCTTCTCTTGGGTCATCAAATTCAGAAGTAAGCGCTTCTTCTGCTATATTACTTGGCATCCTGCTTAAAACTTTATCTTGACCTAAAACTTTTATTTTTTTAGCAAGCTCAAAAGAGTAAGGTGAATTAGCCATTCTTTTTACCTCTCCTATTCTAAATTGATCCCAATTTTCTTTTGAGTCAAACATAGCGCCTTCAGGTATGTTTTCATTTAATAAAGCAGTTTGGTACTCTTGTTCTAGCTGTCCATAAGTTGTTGTGTAATCCCTAGCATTAAGAGTTTGCTCTGCATCTACTTGGGCTGCAGTTTTACCTTTAGTGAATCTTTTAAAAAACCCACCTATGCCTTTGAGATCTTTACCTAAAACATACTCAGCCATTACAATGCCCCATAATCAACCATTAAATAACCCGAACCGTGAGTAATTACTGCTTTTGGTTTTTGTTTCTGTACTTCTTGAGCAAGCACTCCGTAAGTAGGTAACTTACCTTTATTTAATTTTTTAGCTTCTTCACTCCATTTCCAAGTATAAATATTGTAATTACCTTCTCTATGGCTAAATTTAATGTCTTGTTTCAATCTCATATCACTAAATATAGCTAAACCAGCTAAACTACCTATTAAACTTATACGTTGGTTTCTAGCAGCAGCTTTATCTTGAGTAAATTGGTTTTTTCTAGCGGTCATATTCTCAGCTGCAGTTCCTAAGTTTTGTATGGAACTTCTATTTAAACCTTGACCAATATTAATTAAATCTGCAAGTAAAACTCGATTTTGATCCAGTTGCGCTAATCTAGCATTATTTAATCCACCTGCTAAATTTATTGCTGAGCCTCTTTGTGTAGCTCCCATACGCTCTCTTTGTTGTGCTTGAGTTTCCTGAACTCCAAACCTACTTCGGTTTCTAGAAGCTATACCTTCAGCAATTCTTTGTTGTTGTGCAACATCATCAGGAACTGCATCGACTAAAGGTTGAGCTCCTGATTGGAGTTGCTGTAATAGTTCTTCTTCAAAAGGCCTAAAGTCGCTTTGAAATCTATCATAGTCTGAGGTAGTTACGTCTGCTAAAACTTTATCTGGATCTGTTACTTCTGGCAAACCCAAAGTAGCAAGCCTGTTAGTAGCAGTGCTTGTTGTGCTTCTTCCTCTATTAGTTACTCTACCCATAAATAGTTACCCTTTAGTTAGTCTTTATAAAACAATTCGCGGCTTTGTCCGAAATTTTTAGCCGCTGGTGTAAGAGCATTTCCTATAGCTTGAGTTATAGCCCTACCTTTACTAGCCGTTGCTGCTGCTCTTGTTAAGCCTTCAGACCTAGCTAATTTAGAAGCTCGAGCTAAGCCACTACCGGCATCAGCTTGTTGGCCTCGAGCAATACCTAAAACATTAGTAGATTCTTTAGTTTTTACCTTACCAGCTTGGACACTAGCATCTAAAATATTTGAAATAGCACCTCCAGCTAAATTTGCTGCAGTATCAATACTTCTGACATTATTTATGTTTAAATCGCTAGTTAAAGCTTGCATACTATCTGCTTGAGCGCGACCTCGTAAAATACTTTCCGTATCTCTACTTTTAGCTTGATCACGCATTTGTAAAATTAACGGGTTATAGGTTTTTTGAAAATAGTCTTGATCCGCTTTTGCAATAGCAGCTTGAACTTTCTCTACCTCACTAGGTTTATAATCTTGAGCTTTTGGTTTACTACCCATTATATTTCCTTTTTATATACTGTTGTTACTGCTTTAAATCCGTGCAAGTTAGCCGTCTTGCTCCATCCAAGACGATTGGAATGAAACTCCATTCCAGTTATGCTGGTGTTTTTTACAAGTTCCTCTAAAAACTCAACACCTGCGCCTATTATATTATACCCAGGTCTACTATAAGCAACCCAAATATGTAATGTTTTTTCTCCACCAGCATCGTTAATGACTGAAACTATTACAAAACCTGCGTAATAATCTTTTTTATACGCCATGTATAACTCAGAGCTACCATCTCGTAACGCTGCATATACATCTGCAGGTATCCAGTCCGCGTATGACTTTTGCGTTACACGTTTAAGATCCTGTTCAATGTTGCTGTACGCAGCTTTTATATCCTCTATTGGGATATACTCAAAAACGGTATCTTTAGTAGTCCAACTCTTTGCCATATCGTCCATACCTCTTCCTGTGGCTTAGACCTGCTGTTTTATATTTAACTGTTCTTTTTACCCCGGTATCACCGCCACGGCCTTTTAATTCTGCTAAACGTATTTGTTCATTAAACAAACCAAAATAATCTGCAGAAGCAGTGGGGTCAGTCCATTCTTTCTGCGGTATTCTTAATAATCTGTACACCGTACCATAAAGAATAGCATCACGATAAGTATCACTAAAAGTAGTATCAATACTACGTGTAGTTCGGCTTGGTTTTAAGGCAACATTCATAATTAACTGTTTGTTTGAATTAGGTACTGGCACTAACCAAAAAGTATCCGGAGTTTTTTGTAAGTAAACAGTAGGTGTTCCACCACGGTCACGCCAGTCTGGGTAATTAAGTTCTAAACTTCTAGGACTAATAGGATCTAAATCATGTCCGTCATAAGTAGCTAAAAGTATTTGATGTACATCCGTACCAGTGGGTTGGTCAAACTCATACTCATAAATACCTGAAACAGTAGTTATTGGGTCTAAGTCAAAAGTATACGCTCTACTTTTTTCGCAAAGTTCTATAGTTGCTGACCTAATATTAGTTTCAATTAAACTGTCAGGACAACCTGGAACGTAAGGTAATATATCTCTAATTAAAGAATCAAAACTAGCCATTTACTACTCCTTGGTTAGGTTGTATCGCATTTGCGGTTATCCCGCCTCGTGCAATGCTTTGAGTAAATAATTGATAGTGACTTCCAGCACGTTGTTGGTTTCCTGCATACTCTGAGTCTTTTAAATACGCTCTATATAAAGCAAAATTTATCAAAGCATTAGCATAAATATCATCTACTTGTATTACATCAGTAGCTGCACCAAGACTAGTAGGATTTTTAGAATACACTATTTCTACATAAGCATTACCAGCAACACCAGGATAAACATAAAATTTTCTAGGGTCTTCATTATCAAATATGTAGTGTTTTACTTCAGTACCATGTGCTGCATCTCCAGTCACGGTAGGATTATGCCAGCTAGGTTCTGTTGAGTTTAAAGAGTCTTCTGTAACCACCCTAATGCTTCTAGCACCAGTAGCATCTGTAGCTGTTCCTGACATATTTCTTACTACTTTAATTAAACGTAAGCCATCAGTTGGTATAGTTTGTTCCGTACCTGTTGTTAACTGCACATTACTATGTGTAGCAGTAGCATCAGGTCTTAAATTAGCTATCTCTCTTTGCGCATCGCTTAAATAATCAAACATCTCGCCATCGGTCCAGCGCACAGCAGTATTATCCTGAAGTATGTTACGTACCCTGGATAAGATATGTTGTGCTTGTAATGTACCTGCCATCTACTTTTTCTTGGTTGTTTTCTTTTTAGTTTTTTCTATTACTTCATCAATAGTTGGTACTTTTACTTCAGTACAACCAGCTTGTAAACAAGCATAAGCAATATATTCTGGGAATTCTCGTTCTTCTCCTGCAGTCAATCTTACTGCATCACCAGTAGTTAAAGCTACATATACATCTTCACTAGCTTTTACTGTCATTCTTTTCATTTCTTTTTCTACCATTTAAAACTCCTGTTTTGTAGAAGGGGGTGGCCCAAAGACCACCCCAATCTTAATTAAAATGCGCAATCTACTCTGATTACACCAAAGTCTTCATCCTGACCAGAAATGTCAGAATTGTACTTAGGCTTTTTAAGACCCATGATCTTACCAATAGAGATACCATTTTGGTTTCCATAGTCAAAAGTGTCTTCAACTATTTCAGGTAAACCGATATCTGCCATTGCAAGAGACTGAGCTCCACAGAATAAGCAAGCAGCGAAATCAACATCACTACCAGAACCACCTTTTTGAGAACCAGAAGTTCCTTGAGATGTGTTTGGTACGTGTCTGAATTCGTGAACCATAACGCCGTCAACCATTAAGCTAGAAGATCCAGCAAATAGTTCGTTGTTTGGTCCTCTGATGCCAGCACTTCTTACGTTAGATAAGAAGTCTGAATCTAGCTTCAGATCAGCCATTACTTGTGGTGTAACAAAGAAATGGAACATCTCTTCATTACCTTGTCCTCTCATACCTCTAATGTATTGGTCTTTAGCAAAAGCTTTTAACTCAACAATAGTCTTGTAAGACATTGTGTCAGCTGCGACTAAAGCAGAAGTATCACCAGCAACTAGACCACTAGTTGCATCGACTCTTCTGTGTCTNTTAGAAGTAGGAGCAGTTACATCACCACTAAACGCTAAGTCAGATAAATTAGCACCTGAACCTAAAGTAGGTCTTGTAGCAGAAGAACCACCAATATTGTTGTTCTTTCTGTTATAAGAAATCCCAGCTAAGGTTAAAAACGCTAACTGATCCATACGATCTGCCATTGCATATGCAAGTGCATCTCTTGAATGCTCACGGAAGTTGACAACAGATTTTTGATCAGCAAGACGACCGGAAAGTCTGTTTGCAAATCTCATTTGATCTAGTTGTACAACAATGTCGAATGCTCTTAATGCTTCTTCATTACCTTCAAGCGTGTTGTCACCAACGATACCGTCACCAGTCATGTCGGCAAGAAGTGTTAATACAGCTCTTGCACCTTTTTCTGATTGAGTAAGTTCAGTTATTTGCTGAACCATTGCGTTGGGTCCACTACCCGCAAATTGGTTAATGAAAGACATATTTCGAGCTACACGCCAAAAATCACGAGACCAGATAGTAAGCTGTTCACTGGTCAACGCGCTAAAGTTTGTATTAGCCATAAGGCCCTCCAAATAAAATTAAATTAAATAACCAATCGCTATTTGGGGCGATATCCCGTATACCCTTTATCGTTGGGATACGATATCGTTANTTTAACGAGCACGACCTCGAGCAGTTAACGTCGTTGCAGACGAATTAGACGATTTTTATACTGAACGACCAGTTGTTAGATATCGTTCTAACCAACGAATTTGTAAATAGTATACTACTCTTTAATCAAAGTCACCACGTAATCTTCGTAAAGTATCTTCTGGTAGTGCACCAAATTCATCATCAGACATAACATTTATATCTACTACTTTCTTATTTTTAGTAGATTCACCTTTCATTTCAGGTGGTTGTGCTTGTGCAGCTTCTACTTTTTTTCTAACAGTAGCTTTTTGTTTCTTTTCTTGTACTACTTTAGACAGCTGTGGTGCAGGGTCTTCTGCAACATCTGCCCCTTGTAGTAACTCTGGCTTTTTACTTAGTAAAGTAACTTCAGTAGCTTTTGCTAAAGAATCTGCAGCACCATAACCTTGATAAATAAAAGCATCACGTAATTCCATAACTTCAGCAGTTAGTTTTTCATCATACTGTTTACTATTTTGGTCAAAGATAGGAAATACATCTACAATTTCTTGTGCTTTTGCAGCTAACTCATGGTTTTCGCGATCTTGTTGTACAGTCTGACCCATCTGATTTTTCATTTCAGACATAATCTGTTCTTTTTCAGCATCTCTGATTTCTTGTCTAAGTAAAGCGGCTTTATTTGTTTCACCTTCTAAGACTAAGTCTTGGTAGGCTTTTTCTTTACCAACAAAATCATAAGCCGGCGCTTCAGGTTCAGTAGGTTTCTCACTTTCTATATCTTGAAGTTTTTTCTGCATTTCTTTATTTTTTGCAAGTACTTCATCAAGTCTAGATTTAGGCACCATTGGCGCTTTAGGTTCTTCTACTTCTTCTGGTCCCTCTTCCACTGCTTCCACAGGTTGCTCATCATCTCCTTGAACGCTCTCTGGTTCTGGTGTTTCTGTTTCACTTTCTGTTTCGTCTGTTGCAACTTCTTCGACTTGCTCCTCTGCACCCTCTTCTGTTGTTTCCTCTGCAACAACCTCATCTTCTGTTTCTTCTTCTTCAACTTCTTGCTCCGTAACTTCGGGTTCTTCTTCAAAATTCATATCAACTTGAAAAGGTGCAGCGTCCTCTTCAGTTTTTGGGTCTGCGCCGGGCATACCTTCAAACTCTAGTTCTTCCGTGTTGTTATCTTTTTTAGCCATTATTTACCTCCTGATGGTTTCATAGCTGCAGTAGCAATTTTTGCCGCCGCTTGGGTTTCAGTTTGTCCTTTCCTCATTTCATTAGTTACCGCTGATAACTGTTGACGTAAGGCAAGTTCTTGTTGCTTCATTTGCATTTTACTCTGTATCTCAGCTACTTTAATTTGTGGGTCAGCTGCAGTTTCCTGTGCTTTAGCCATATTTAATTGAGATAAAGATTGTAAATTCTGTACTTCAGCTTCCATCTTAGCAATTTCTAATTGGATTTTCTTAATTTCTGCTTCGGCTTGGAAAGCTTGTATTTGTGCTTGTTCTTCAGATGGTGGTTCCATACCTTGCATTATACGTATACGTTGAGCAATTTCTCCTTTTTTAGCTAGATGAGAATGTTGCACAATTAGATCATCAGGAATAGGTACACCGGCTTGTCGCAACGAAATAGCTTCAGCAAATTGTACTTCATCAAAATTATCTCTCGCAGGCATAGAATCAATAACTACATCATACTCGCCTAATGTTAAGTCATTAACTATCCTACCTTCTGGTCCCATAGCATTTATACGTAAAGGAACTTGACGTTCTTCAGGACCAGCGTCATCTGTTATTTGAACCACACGTTCTTCAGTATAAAACCTTTGTATCATGTACAAAATATGTTCTGCTAAATAATGTCTAGTTTTAACTAAATTATCTAATGGCACTTGAATCATAGTAGCGCCACGGTTTTGTTTTTGTTGTATAGCAACACCAGATACTTCGGGACTATCAGTACCAAGCATCGCATCACTAATACCACTAATAGTTTTTATATTAGCAGCAGCTTTTTGACTTATACGATCTAGGCCGGTGGGAATCTGATTAGGTGGTATTTTCGCTGGAGGAGATGAGCCGCGATTAAATTCCAATACTAAACCAGTTTCCGCACCGTGTTCTTCTAAATCATCTGCAGTCATTCCTTGTAAGGAGCCTGTTTCTACAATCCAGCCACTGTTAGCAGTTGTGTTTACAATGTGAAGTTCTTGTGAACTGATTTTGTTTAACTGTTCTTGTGGCGATATTAAGTTTCTTACCATGCCAAACGGTCTACCTCTACGCCAGTAAGGAAAGTAAGGCACAATAGTGAAACACTCATAAGGAGACCAGTCATCGTGTAGCACAACTTTATCTGCTGTTACTGTCCAACGAACTTTACGATCTAAACGAGTAAGCATATCTAAACCAAATTCATCAGCAAACTTTTCTCTTTTACGTTTACCCCAATTTTGTGGTACTGCACGCATATCCCCGGTAACTTCATCGACGTAATACATGCATTCTTTTAATTGATAATACTGTCTCTCAATAACACGTACTGCACGCATCTGACGGTTTTCTTCTGGGTTAGTACTGCTACCTTGATTGTATTCGACGCCAGTATAGGTATCACCATATCTGGTTTCTTCATACTCAACAGAGTCAGTGCCCATAGTGTCACCATACTCTACTCCTACTCTTAAGCGATCAGCTTTTTCTTGTCCGTATTGTTCTTCAAGTTCATCTAGACTCATCCACTTAGTTTCAAATATCTCATTCCAAGTTTTTGGGTCATACTCTTTTGCGTCTGGATCAATAAGAATATCTAAAGGGTCTTTAGTAGTTATACGCACTTCGCCTTGAATGTGATCTTTAAAATCTATACGCACATCGTAATAGCCTCGGTCTTGTATAAGACCATCAGCAAAAACTTGAGACTCTAACCACTCCATCTTATTGTTATCGGTAATTTGTAGATATAGTTTAGTTAAAACATCAGCGGTTTCCGCTACACCGTTACCTCTAGGTTTGAATTTTACATCGGCTTTTCTAGTTCTTTGTTCACCTAAAACAGCATTTACAGTAGGTAATATAGTATTAATTGTAAGAGCAGGACGCCCTTCGTCATCTAGAGTAGCAACATCAGCTGGATCCCATTGGTTGCCTCGGTAGAAAGCATCACATTTTTTTGCTGTCTCGATATAGTCAAGATGGCCATTGTCGCGCGCACGTTCGTAACGCTCAAACTGATTTGTAGCTATTAAATGCTCTTCTTCCTTACTAAGTTTCTTTTTCTTTTTATGATACATTAAGAACTCATTGCTGATTTACGTTTATCTGTCTTA